TAAAGGACTGCCTTTTTTACCGCCTGGTTTGCCGTCTGGACCATAGCCCATAACTTCCTTGTCCCAGTCGCCCTTTACACGAAATCTATTTGGACCTTGTTCTATATCATAATCTATCCAAAAAGTCATTATGCCTTCTCCACTGCTTTTATATTGTATTTAAGAGCAAATAATGTTGCTTGTTTAGAGTCTGGGATTTCTACATAGATGTCGCAACGTAAATATATGTCATCTGGCAAAGTTTGGCTATTCGAACGCAAAAGTACCCATTGCCAGTCGTTAGCTTCTACTGTTTTGTATAATTCGGTTCCTACTTCTCGCATGATCCACATTTGTTCCATAGAAGTTTCTTTGTGTGACCATTTGTATTCGCAAGTTCCTAAGTAGCATCTCATTACCAAAACCCTAATGTTCTACCATTTCCAGCAATAATTAGGAAACAGGTTATAATGTGGAGTAATATCCAAAAGGTACGAAAAGCCAAAGCCCTTCTTACATCTTCTTGAGGTATAGGAAGAAACTCTGGCTTGTCGTCATCGTTTATGCCAATAGGCATACCAACAGTGCGAGCCCATAATTTAAGCCAGCGCCGTTGTCCGCTCATTACATAGCGTTCTTTTTATCTTGGATTTCTTTTCTTCGATCTTTAGTTAGTTTACCGAGATCTCCTAGAGCCTTTCTTGCTCTAGCTGCTGCTGCTTTAACACTTTTATCTTCAAATGTTTCAGCTTCTGCAATGTAGTTGTTGTACGCCTGTACGATTTGTTCATGCAATGTTGTCATTTGCCTTTTGCTCCTTTATTAAACAGTAATGCCTGTTGTGTTTTGAATATATTGACTTGCAAATTCATCTTGTGTTTTAGTTACACAAACAACTTTGCTCAAATCAATATTTACTTTTGCATCTGGACTAGAGGTAAACATAAAAGGTGCTAATCCTAGTCCTTGTTGTGTTGCCGCAATCATTAGAGGTTTATTAAGGAAAAGAGTAGAACCCTTTTCCTCTACTAATCTTGCCACAATCTCTTCGCCACTTGTCAACTTAATTGACACAGTGTCTCCATTTTTATATGGTGTTTCTATTAACATTATAATGTATGTCCTGTTCCATTGTAGCTTGTATCTTCTACATATTTGGTAAACTGGTCGTAGCCGCCGACCTTTAGTCCGTTTACTACAATTTGTGGGAATGTTCTTGCTTCAGGAAATTCGGCAAGTACATCCTCTCTTTGAAAATCTTTTCCTAGTTCTTTATATTCAAACTGGAAGTTGTTTTGTTCGCAAAAAATCTTAGCCTTTGTACAACTTGGACATGCTGGTTTACCCCAAATATAAATCATAAGCTGAATCCTTTAAGTTTATCTTTATCAACGTCTTGTTTAATGCCGCCGATGATGTACGACTCTACCTCTGTTTCCTGTGGAGCAACTTGCAATCCAGAACTGGACAACCAATGCTGTGTCCAAGGAAGTGGGTTTGTATTTACTGGTGCATCGAATATAGGCTTTAGACCCAATGCTTTAAGTCTACGATTTGCAATATATTCAACATATTGGTGTAGTAATGTATCGTTAAGTCCAATCATAGATCCATCTTTGAACAGATAATCTGCCCAGTCTTTTTCTTCAGCAACACATTCACGCCATAGGTCATATACTTCTTCTTCACACTCTTTTGCAATCTTAGCCATCTCTGGATCATCCTTGCCTTGTGCCCAAAGTTTAAGAACGTGTGTACTTAGTGCTAGGTGTTGTGCCTCGTCACGAGCAATGAGACTAATAATCTTAGCACTACCTTCCATTAACTTTAGTTCTCCAAAAGCAAATGTGCAAGCAAAACTCACATAAAAACGCAAGCCTTCTAGAATGTTTACAGTTTGCATTGCTAGATACATCTTCTTTTTCACATCACGTAGGCTACCTTCTTTACGATGAAAATAAGCATCGGCTGCTTCGTTAAACTCGTCGTAATACTTAGTCACACTCTGTGCTCTAGCAATAATCTTTTCATCATCTAGAATAGTATCAAAAACTTCTGCTGGATCCGCATATACATTTTTCATAATATGTGTATAAGAACGACTGTGAATTGTTTCAAAGAAGTCCCAAGTAACAATACAGCCTTCTAGCTCAGGTAAACTTACGTGCGGCAAGAAAGCCAAACAAGGACCACGTCCTTGTACACTATCAAGTAGAGTTTGGTATTTGAGATTGGAAGTAAAAATGTGCTTTTGTTCAGGTCTAAAGTTGGCAAAGTCTGCTCTGTCCTTTTGAAGGCTAACTTCTTCAGGTCTCCAAAAGTAGCCTAGCATGGTTTGATTGAGTTTATCAAACACAGGAAACTTGAATACATCATAACGCTGTGTATTTTGTTCTGCTCCAAAAAACATGTTCTGTTTTGTGAAGTCTACTTTATCTTTATTGAAAACTGTTCTTGACATTTATAATTCCTTATCACTTCCTTATAGTACACTATTTAACCCTAGAAGTCAACCTTAAATTGCACATGCTTCGCACATTTCGTCGTCTTCGTCGGTTGCAAGTGTAGCTGGTTCTACTTCTGGCTGATTGTCATGCCATCCTATAGAATGTGCAGGCTCGTCGACTACTTCGCTTGGATCAGTTTTATAATCATAAGTGTTTTGGTAATACGATGTTTTCCAACCATACTTATAGGTGTTTAGCAAGTCTTGAATCATTTGACTCATTGGCACTTCGTTATCAGGGAAGTGTGTTGGATTATAACTCCAGTTACCACTAATTGCTTGGTCAAAGAACTTTTGCATTACTGCTACAGTATTGATATACCCTTCGTTGCTTGGCATATCCCATAACAACGTATAGTGATTCTTTAGAGTTTGATACTGTGGAACAATCTGCTTAAGAGGCCCTTTTTTGCTTTTCTTAACGGACAAGTAGCCTCTAGGTGGCTCGATACCGTTTGTTGCGTTCGACACAACGGAACTGCTCTCTGATGGCATTTGTGCGGACAAAGTTGAGTGCCTGAGCCCGTGTTCCTTAATGTCATTGCGGAGACTATCCCAATCATAGTTTAGTTTGTGTGGAACGATTGTGTCCACGTCCTTTTTATAAGTGTCAATTGGCAGAATGCCGTCACTGTATTTAGTACGGTCAAAATATTCACAGGCTCCTCTTTCTTTTGCTAATTTGTTTGATGCTTTTAACAAATAATATTGGAACGCTTCGGTTAAATCGTGTACAAGTTGCCATGCTTTTGGATCTTCATATTTAACATGCTGCCGCGCTAGATAATGCGCAAGCCCAATATAGCCTACGCCTAGCGAACGACGAGCTTTAGTTGATTTCTCAGCAGCCACGATTGGGTAACGCTGATAATCAATAATTTCTTCTAGCGCACGAACAGCAAGATCACAAAGATCCTCTAGGTCGCTCAAGTCTCTAATAAGTCCTACATTAATTGCACTCAAAATACACAGAGCAATCTCTCCGTTTGGATCATCAATATGATCTAAAGGTTTTGTTGGCAAAGTTATTTCTTGACACAGATTACTCATGTACACTGTGTCTTTGAACGAGCTATGAGTATTAGCATGATCAACATTCATAATATAAATGCGTCCAGTTTCTGCACGTTCCTTAATTAGTGCCGAAAACAATTCCATTGCATCAATCTTCTTTTTCTTAATGCTTGTAGCACGTTCGTACTTTTCATATAACTCTTGGAACTCCGCTGGATCACCAAAGTATGCTTCATACAACCCTGGTACATCGTGTGGCGAGAACAAAGTAATTTCACCTCCGCTAAGGAGGCGTTCGTACATTGTTTTATTAAGCTGAATTGAATAGTCTAGTTTGCGTACACGGTTGTCTTCTGTGCCTTTGTTATTCTTTAGCACAAGGATGTCTTCAATCTCTTGATGCCAAAACGGGAAATGCACAGTTGCACTACCGCCACGTACACCATTTTGTGTGCAACATCTTACAGTGCTTTCAAATTTCTTTAGAAACGGAATGATACCTGTGTGTGCTACTTCTCCGCCTCTGATTTTTGAGTTGACTCCTCTGATACGTCCTGCGTTAATGCCGATACCAGCTCTTTGAGCTGTGTATCTACCGATGGACATGTCTGACGCAAAGATCGAATCAAGTGT